GGGCGATGCCATGTTAGACACCGCCTTCGTCGGTATCCGTTGCCCCATTGGCGGAATTGGTAGACGCGCTCGACTCAAAATCGAGTTTCGAAAGAAGTGCTGGTTCGACTCCGGCATGGGGCACCACTCCTTTCTGTCGACGTTGATTTTCCATCGGAATTTAGCGGTTTTTGTCCCGCATTTTGGAACCCGCAAATATGCGGGACAAAACCCGTCCTATTTTTGTTCCGGAACGAGCTTGTGAATGGCGCCTGCTGCGATCTTTTTGCGGCGGGCTTTTTTCGTGTAGACGGTCGTCTGATTCTTCGTCGTCCAGCCGAAGATCGCCATCAGCTCTTCGTCGGTCGCGCCGTTTTCGGCAGCGATCGTCGCGCCCGCCTTGCGCAGGCCATGGGTGCTGCAATGCGGGAGATCGGCAGCGGTGCACCAGTCGCGCATCTTGTTGCCGAGCCCCTTTGTGCTGAACGGCTTGCCGAATTCGGTCACGAGGAAATTTAGGTTGCCAACCTCACTTTCATCGATCGTCGTTTGCAGATCCGCAAGCACAGGGATCTCGACGACGACGTTGCTGCTCTTCCTGGTCTTCTCTGGACGGATCGTCAGCACGCCGTCGCGGATATGTTGACGGCCGAGGATCGCCAGGTTGTTAAGCCGCAGGCCGGTGTAGAGAGCGAGATGCAGCATGAGGCGCGCCTTGCTGCCGACCGGGTGCTTCGCCTCGTATTGACGCACCTCGGCGATCGTCCACGTATGAAAGCCGTCGCCCGAATGAAGCAGCTTGATCTTCGAGGCCGGGTTTGCAGCCACGTTCTCGATCGCGCTGTCGATCGCCCACGAGAAGAGTGCAGACAGAGATCGAACGATCTCATTCTGCGCACCAGGTGTGTCGCGCAGCTCGTCGCGCATCTTGATCACATGCCGACGAAGCATGTCTGTGTAGGGCAGATCGCCGACGCGCGTCGCTCCGAACTTGTAGTCGCATACATCTTCGAGGATCTTCGACCGGCGGGCCAACAGCGTCGCGTTGATTTTCCCGACGATCCGCCGCTTGTATTCCATAACCAGCCAGTCGAATGTTCCGTTCTCCGGCTTACGCACGAGAGTAACTGCAGGCGCAGTTGTTGCGCCTTCCGGCGTATAGGCGACGCCGAGGCGGGCACATGCCACCTCGCGGTCAAAGGCGTCTGTTCCCGGCGTCTCGCGCAGGCGAACCTTCGGGCGGCCGGGCGCGCGGAAATAATAGCGCGGCTCCCGACTGCGATGATCGCGATCGAGGCTGACGCCCTTCGGAAGTTTATCGTCCAGCTTTTTCGGCATTATCGAAAGCATTCCCCTTGGGCGCGAATTCGTCAAGCGGCTCGCCATCCTTGTGCGGCAGCTTGCGGAAGGCCTCTATCAGTTCGCCGACGTCATAGACCTGGCGCTCGCCGATCATTCGCGGCTTAGGCATGGTGCCGGCGCCAACTGCCTTGTCGAACAGGCTGACGCTGATACCGATCAAGGTGGCGGCTTGCTCGCGGTTGATGCCGAGCGGCGGCAGGGAGAGCGGAAGAATTTCGGCCTTCATCGCCTTCATCTCACGCCTCCTCGCAAACGAGCGCGGCCTTGCGGGCCTGCCACATGCGTATCTTGTTGCGCTTCTGCGTGACCATCTCCAGATGCTTCGGCTCCGGCCGAACGCAGAGGCGGTTGCGGCAGACGTGGTCTATTTCTTTCTTGCCTGGGATGTAGCCGTGCTCGTTGGTCCACATGACCAGATGGACCGCTACCGTCTGCCCCCCCCAGGCTCATGCGAGGGTAGCCAGCGCCGCGACCTTCCGTGCCGGACGTCGGGCCTGTCCATATCCAGCAGCCGGTGACCGGATCGACGGTCACGCGTGCCAAGATCTTCTCACGGATGCGGTCGCGGCGGGTCATTTTGCCTCCGCAGCGAAGGCGGACTTTGCCCGGTACTTTGCTTCCGCCTCGCCCTTGAGCCTCAAGCCGTCAGCGCAAATGCAGTAGCCCTGCCATCGATCCTCGTAGTCGTAGACCTCGCCGTCCGCGTCGCACTTGCTGCAGGTATCATCCCAATCGTCGAGCGGATCGTATGAATCCATTGCCTCAATCTCAGCCCATGCCTCGTCATTGACGCGCTTGATACAGGCGCCGCAGACACGGTAAACCCGGCCATTCATCCCCTCTTCGTAGTCGCGAGCATCGCGAAGATCGGTCGCCAGGCCTTTGCACCATTCGCATTGGCCTGTACGCCATTCGAGTTCTTCGGCCTGTCCGGCCTCAGAACATCTGTAGGAACGGCGCTCATCCACGCATTGCTGGCAAATGTCTTCCATTTCGCAGCCGAAGGAATCCGTCTCGCCCTGAACGCGGACAACGGCCGGCTGGTCCGGATGGTAGTCGCACATCATGCCTTCAGGCACATCGCGCGTTGTGCCGGCAAGTGTTGATATCGGCCCGGTGACGGCGGCCATCACGCACTCTCCATGCCGCACTGCTGCGCGTTATGAATGAACAAGCGACGGTTCTGATCGCGGACGATGTAGCGGACGGCGCCGCCAAGCTCCTTCGGGAACGAGCAGAGCAGTTGGCCGTCGTACTGATAGTCGCCGCCGGTTACCGTAATGGGCTCATCGATCCAACGGAAATCGTCCAGCCCGGCAATAGGCTTTCCGGCTTGCGCCGCCTCGGCGAGCTGTACGGCTTCTCGCAGAATGACGATGGCGGTGCGAGGGCCAGTGCCAATATCGTCTGCGGCCATATCGACGGCCTCGGCCATTTCAAGCACCAGCTTGGCAAGCTGCTTGGTCTCGCCGCAGGCCTGGCGATGGCAGGCGAACGATTCCTCAAGGTTGCTCTTCAGCGCATCGATAACTTCCCACACTGCGAACGGGTCGTCAGCCTCGCCGAGTTCTGCGGCGATCTTTAGCAGCTCGTGCTTGTAGGCGCCTAAAGGGATGGTCGGCGCGGCCGCATCCACTTTCTGCGCCGTCTCGATCGCCCATGACAGATCGGAAAAGACGAGGATTCCGGGATGGTGCTGAACTGAGAAGCTGTCGATACCAACTCCGAATACAGGTACACCACTCGCAAGAGCAACGCCGACCTCGACCCAACCGCCCTTGAGATCCTCACCATCCTCGCGATAGACGATCAGCGCGCTGCAAGAGCTAGCCTCTGCAACACATCGGCTCCACAGATCCGCAAAGTCATCTGTCTCGCCTACACCTGCCTCGTCGATCCAAGTTGAGATGATTGGCACACCAGCAGAACGCATGGCCCGCCAACGTTCGGCATGCTTCGTCTTGCTGGCAATATAGATTCCGGCTGTCATGAGTGGGTTCTCCATGCGTCATAGTCCGCACGCAGGCTTTTCCACCTGGCGGCGGCGTTGGGATCTGTGTTGAGTTCGCGGCGGGATGAGACGGCGAGGATCGAGCGGACGCGCGATTCCACCCGCAAGCTATCGCCAGCGTCTGTCAGGTCATGCCGCTCGATCAGGTATCGGCGGAACGATTGCTCGCCGCATTTCATCGCGCATTCGGCGGCGAAGTCCTTGGGCTCGTTGATGGAAGCCTTGCGCGACTGACGGCCTTGCGGACGATCGCCATGCGACTGCCTGCGGATGACCGCGAACGCCTCGTCCAGCAGGCATAGCAGTCCGCGCATGATCGTCGGCGCCGAGGCGATGAAGCGGCGATCGTCATAGCTGGCTTCTGGCAACAGGGCGGCGATCGGTATGATCTCGCCCGTAAGCCGATCATGGATGCAGATCTCGGCGCGCCCGGCTTTCGTGTCGAAGCTCTCTGCGTAATCATCGGAAATGAGGCCAGACAGTTCGCGGGCGAGCGGAAGGACTTTGCGGGCGGTTTCAAGATCCACAGGTCACGCCTCCGAAGCCGCCAGCCGGAACATGACCGGCTGCTGGTCGCGCGGGATGCGGTGCTTGCCACGCGCCAGCGGATGTTTCGGGAATCCGTCCTTGGTTTTGCCGAGGCAGATCAGGTCGACGAGGTGATGACGGGCGCGACTGCAGAACCATTGATCCCGATCGTCGAAGCCGCCGGCATTGCCCCATGCGGCGAGCAGCGGCACGTTAGCGTGCCGGGCATAGGCGAAGGCAAGCTCGATATGCAGATGATTGCGCGGCCCGGTCGGGTTGGCGGCCTTCATCATTTCGGCGATCGACGAGCTGCGGTAGGAATAGAGGTTGACGACCAACAGGCCGCCATAGCCCCAGAGCTTGGCGAACCAGATCAGGGTCAGGATCGTCGGGTCATTGATCTCGTGATCCGCCTTCGACGGATTGACCATGCAGACCGGCAGCAACGGCTTGGTGCTGTCCCATACGCGGCGCAGCTCGTCGCGATAGAGGCCGCAATCGGAGAGGACCGCCGACATATGCACCGCGCCCTTGCCTGTCGGATTGAGGGTCAGGTCAGCCTGCATTGGACATCCCATCCAGAATGAACGGTGCCAGCGCGAACAGCTCTCCCTCGGCTCCCAAGGGACGGAATACGACGGGAACGTTGTTGGCGCCGATACTGATCGAAACATCCTCGCCGGACACGCTGTCGAGCAGGCCAGCCAGCAGCTTGCCGTGAAAGCCGATCTGAAACCCATCCGCTCCGCCGTACTCGACTGCCAAATCGTCGCCGGCTGCTTCGCCCTCCTGCGTGGACAGCTGCATTCGCATCATGTTTTTCTGCAGCGTAACCTTTATGGGCTCGCGCTGCATGTCCTCGGAAATCAGACAGACGCGCGTGACCGAGGCGCGGAAATCCGCAATATTGGCAACGATCTCCTTGTCGCCCGGCGGCGGGATCAGGGCGGCATAGTTTGGATATTTGCCGTCGACGAGCTTGGAGGTGATCGAGACATCGCCACAGCGAATGTTCATCAGCACTTCCGAAAAGGTAAGTTCAGCCTCTGCCTTCACATCGCCGAGCAGCTTGCGGATCGCGTTCGCAGTACGAACCGGGATGATAGCCGGCGGAAAAGATGCTTGCGAGCGCGTGCGCACGTCCATGACGGCGATGTTGCGGCCATTGCATCCAACCGCGCGGATCTCTGCGCCGTCATTTGCTGCATGGACATGGATACCAGCAAGGTAGACCCGATGGGTCTTTTCCGGCTCCACAGCATGCAGCACTTTTCCAAACGCCTTTGCCAGCGCCGGGACGTCGACCGTGAAGGAATCGCCAGAGACATGCTGCACCATCGACGGATAGTCCTGCTCGGGTAGGGTCAAAAGCGCGAAGCGTGACTTGCCGGCGCTGATCCGCACCTGGTCCTTGGATGATCCGGGCGCGAAAGTGATCTCCGCCGTTTCCGGCAGATTCTTGATGATTCCGTGCAGATCCTTGCCCGCCAGTGTGAAGCCCTGAGTCGCGACCACATCGAGCGTGTCGCACCAGGCCTCGATCTCGATATCCAGCGTCGTACCGCGCAACATCAGACGATCCGCAATCGGCTTGATAAGCACATTGGTGAGGATCGGGATCGTCGACTTTGCCTCGACAGCTTCAAGTGCAGCTGTGAGGGCTGAAAGGAACTGCGAACGGTGGACCCGGAAATAGTGATCAGCCACGAACAGATCCCCTATTGCCGGACAGGAGGTCGGCGATTGCGCATTCCGTAGATGGGGGGGCAAGCATGGGGAATTGCGCGTGCATTTCCTCCATGGCGGCCTTGGTGTCGTCTTCGGCGAGAAGTCGATAGACCCGCTCCAGCCAGATGCCATTCGAGACAATGTCGACGAAGGCGCGCACGATCTCGGCTTCTTCGAACTCCTCAATCCGGACGTACACTTCCACCGCGACTTTAAGATCCGTGGTGTTCCCTGCGGTAAGGTCATTCTCTTTCAGCCACTCGTCGACGCCTTCGTGCGTCTCGAAGTCGATCTTGATGTCGCGTGTAAATTTGGCCACTACGCCTACTCCTGTTGCTCAAGGTGAGAGATCATCGCCGACAGCATGTGTCGGACGGCCCGCTCGGCGTTGCGTGCGCCACGAAGGTCCAGCAGGTGGTTCATGCCCTTGGCGAGGCTGATCAGCACCGCGTCATCGACCATGTCGCCGAGCGCGTTCGTGTCGCGATGCACTGCGATCGTGTTGAGTGCCTGCAGTTCTAGTGTGGCGGAGGCGATGTTTTCCATCGCGTGCGCAAGGTGGGCATGCTCTGCCAGAAAGATCTGCTGCAGTGTGCCCTGCTCTGTCGGGTCGACGACGCGCAGCTTGCTGCGCGCGGGGAAGCTGAAAATCTCCGCCATCACTGGTCTCTCCAGCTGTCTTCGACCTCGAAGCGGCCGTCACGCAGCTTGCGCGCGGCGCGCAGAAGGATGCCGCCTGTGACAAGGGTTACGCTGATTGACCAGAGCGCGCAGAACGCGATGACGGCCCACATGAAGGATTGGCTCATGGTCAGACGCTCGACGCGATTTCGAAGTCGCGCTGCATTGAGCGCAACTGCACGCCAACGCCAAAGATGTCCGCCACCAGAAGCACGGCAGCGATGATTGTCAGCGCGACGATCAATCGATCGTGCTGCGGCCTGGCGTCGTCGCGCGACCGCGTCATGATTGAAATGCGATGCTTCATGAGAATGCCCTCTCACATCCGGTTGGGTAACCGCCGACGCCAGGGGTGGGGCGTGGCGGTCGCCAAACCGGATAGGTTCAGGCGGCGTGGCGGCTGGCGGCCTGCGCGTAGATCACCGAAGCGTCGTGGGCGTAGCGGTCAATCTGCGCGTCGGTGTAGCCGGCGCCCTGTAGATCCTTGCGGGTCAGACCTTCGCCCTTTTCCTGCGCGATCTTTGCCATCTCGGCGGGGATGTTGCGGCCACGGACGGGATTGTAGTTCTGAGTCTGCATCATGCTCTCCATCTTGAACCTCCCGAAGTTCGCCGCTGCCGGGAGGAGGATGGCAGCGGCGCGCCCTTCGGCGATCCGATCAGGGAGGAGGTTGCTCGGATGCAAGAGTAAAAGCATAACTCAAACTTAGATACAAGCAAAACTTACAAATGACCGAATCACTTCAGACTCGACTCAGCTTGCAAAAGAATCAATTATGAGAACGGAAAAAGAACAAACACGGGAGACGAGCGTGCTGCCAACTAGCGAACCAACACTTTCCGAGGTCAGCTCGATAGCGATTGAGTGCGCGGATTGCGGGCATTCTAGATGGAGAAAGCCGGCTGAATTCTTTAAGGCAGGGTTCAAACCCGCCTCAAAGATCGCCGAGGTTGGCGCTCGCCTATTCTGTTCGCATTGTCGCGATCAAGGGCTTCCGGGGAAAAATGTGGTCTTGCAGGCAGCTTTCGCCGCGGACGCTGGAGGCCGCCTAGGAGAGAGCTACTCGCGCCCTAAAATCCAAAAAGTTCGCGTGGCGGGATGATTCGCCACATGTTCTTGACAGAGTAAGTGTCGAACACGATTTGCTTTTCCGGGTTGTACTGCTGGCAAATTAGCTGCCCCCGCGCTCGCTCTAAGAGCTTTTTAACGTAGGCCTTCCCGACAGACTGACCTTCTTCCGGATACATTTCTATAACGACATGATCACCGGGGACAGGCGGCCTTCCGCCACAATACTGAAGTTCGCCAGGATCATAGCGCGGCACCATGCTGTCGCTGATTATGTGGATCGCAAACACATTAGCCAAATGGGCGATGCCCGGCGGTCTGCGCGCAAACCCTTGCACTTCACCGTTCAAAGTGAAATCGCCGTCGTCGCCACCAGCTGCAACACCAAGAATTTTAACGTCTCGTGGCCCGAGCTGCAAAACTCCCGGCTCCGTAACGATCTCCGCCTCATTGAGTGATTCGGTATCATCCACAAACAAAACCTCACCCCGCCCGAGCGCGGTTGGGTCTACTCCCAAGAATTCTGCTGTTCTCAACAGGTTTTCCGTCGAGGGTAAATTCCGGCCTGTTTCCCAATTCCCAACGGCAGCCACGTCCTTGCCCACGAAGGCGGCAATGTCCTTCATCACAAGGTTCTTCTGCTTGCGCGCGGCTCGTATCGCCGCGCCCACGGCAATGGCTTTTTCATTCTTAGGCATAGGCGCAATTGAAAGCAAAGCTTGTCTTTGGTCCATGTAAGAGTCTCTTGCATCAAAATTTGAGTTATGCTTCTATCCTCTGCATGAGCGAATTTTTGCCTGCGATAGAAGCGCTGAATAGAGCGAGGGCCGCCGTTAAGGGCGGCTCAAGTGCAATTGCGCGCGAGTTGGGACTAACACCGCAGGCCGTTCTGCAATGGAAAATTGTCCCTCCCGATCGGGTACTCGGCGTGGAGAGGCAAACCGGCGTTTCCAGATATGAGTTGAGGCCGGACATATTCGGGGATCGCCCCGATGAATAGCCAGCATATGGCACTGATCTGTTCCCCTGAGCCGGGATGGCCGACCTCACTTCGATCCCGGCGCCTCTTTTGTCTTGTGTCTCCAGTCATGCGGGCCCCCATGGCTTCATTGATGGGCTGACACGTACGGCGTTGGGTCGCGCCGTTCACTGAATCCTTTTCCATCTCTCTTGCCTTGATTCTTCGAGGGGGTTTTGCATGCGCGCGCATCTGAGCGAAAACGACAATCTGCTGAAGGGAATGACCGACGCCAGCTTCAAGCTCGGCGGCGGCCTGACCTCCTTCGCCCTCCTTGCTCGAGTCGGGGTTTCGACCCTGTCGAAATACGCATCGCCGAACGAGGAAAACGCAGACAACTTCATTCCGATCGACATCGCAGTCGCGGTCGATAAGCGCGCGGAAAGTCCGGTCATCGTCGGCGAGATGGCGCGCCAACTCGGCTACACGCTAACGCCGATCGCCGGCACGATTGGGCGCCGCAGGATCGACCACGAGTTCGCAACGGACATGATGGCCGAATCAACCGAGGCGTGGCGCGTCATCGTCGATGCGCTGCGCGACGGCAAGATCGACGGGCTGGAGCGCAAGCAGATCCTCAAGGAGATGTACGAGGCAAAGCGGTTGATCGAGCAGGGCATTGCCGGGATGGAAGCGGGAGACGCGGCATGAAAAAACGCCTCATCCCCTATGCCGGCAAGGACGCGCCTCAGCCGACCGTGGCTGACGGCGCCGCTCTTGGGCCGCGTGGCATCGCCTTTCTTCGCCGTGTTCGCGCGAGCGGAGGCGGATATGTGCTTTTCAACAATGCCGATCGGGAAGCAGCTGGCCGCGCCCGCATGTTCGGATACGTCAGCGAAGACCGGCTCCGTGACGATACCGTCCACCTGTCGGACAAGGGCGCCGCCTTCCTCGACGATCTGATGAGGGCGCATTGATGAGCGATCACCCGAAGCCGGGCGAGCGCGCCGCCAACATCATCCGGACCGCCCTGCAGGATGGCGTCTTCGTCGAAAGCGCCATTGGCGATCGGCGGTCCTGCGCGCGCTTGAACGCGAAGGGTCTGCTGAGCCGCGACAGGCAATCGGCGGACAGGTGGTATCCGACCGACAAGGCGCGCAAGACGCATCCGGAGCTTGTCGGCCCGACAGAGCCTGAGATCGTCGCGCCCCTTCCCGCCACTATATCCGCCGACGCGTCGGATCTTGCGGCAACCGTCCAGCGCGCCCGATCGCTCTTCGATCAGAAGGACTATGAGGCGGCACTCTGGCTTTCCTCCGGCGCGTATGACCAGGCCAAGGCCGCCGCGAACTATGGCAAGCGGATGCAGGCCAGCGAACAACTGATCAGCAAGGCCTACCGCCTGCAGGCTGACGCGCTGCTGATCGAGGCGCGCGCCAAGATGGCGTTGGCCGATCAATACGACGAGGCGCAAGCGGCCGGCATGGTCGCTACGCAAGGACGCCCGAAAAAGGTTTCAGACGAAAACCTTTTTCGGCTGGAGGATGTCGGGCTCAACAAGGCGCGTGTTCACGAGGCCCGCAAGCTACGAGACGCCGAAACGAAGCGGCCGGGGCTGGTACAGCAGGCGATCGAGGCGCGGATAGAGGTGGGGCTGGAGCCATCCCGCGCCAATCTGCGCGCGGCGATCGGCACGGCTTCGGCCTCGAAGGATGATCGCGGCGCCAATTTCTACCAGACGCCACCGGAGGCGACGCGCACGCTGCTGGCCTTGGAAAGCTTTTCTTCCACCATTTGGGAGCCGGCCTGCGGGCTTAACGCGATAGGAAAGATTCTGGAGGATGTCGACTATGAGGTCATCCTCTCGGATCTTGTCGACAGGGGCTGCGCTAACATGGATGGCGAGCTGCAGGCGGTCGGCGACTTCCTGGCGAGCCGCAAGAGCGAGCCGGGCGACGGCCCCGACATCGTCACCAACCCGCCCTATGGCGAGGTGCTGAACGATTTCGTGGCGCATGCGCTGCGAGAACACAGGCCGCGCAAGATGGCGCTGCTGCTGAACCTGAACTTCCTCTGCGGCTTTGCCGACGACGAGCGCAACTTCGTCATGGACGAAAACCCGCCTGCCCGCGTCTACGTCTTCAAGCGCCGGCTTCCGATGATGCATCGTGAGGGATGGGACGGCAAGAAGGCGTCCAGCCGCATGAACACGGCCTGGTTCGTTTGGGAGCGGCGGGAGGATGGCAGTTATGGCGACGCCACCCTGATCCGTCGCGTCGACTGGCGGGACTATAGCGACGCCGACGCCCGCCTGCCCGGAGACGGCGGCCATGTCGTCGGCGCGCACTTCGTCGAGGATTTCAGCCGCGAGACGCCGCGCAAGACAATCGTCGAGCGGGTCGACGAGGAACGCCAGCGCGCGCTGGCATGGCTGCGATCGCAGACCGATTTCGACCGGCCGGAGCTGCGCCAGCATGTCGGCATCCGCGACCAGGTCGCCGCAGCGCTGATCGGCGAATTCGTCGAGCGCGGCCTTGTCGGCATCGCGGACGAAGACGGCCGCCACATGGTGCTGCCGGCACTGGAAAGCGAGGCGGCATAATGGGCTATCCAGTGAAATTCCACGGATCGAACATGGTCCTAAAAGCACCGGAAGGTGCGGAGAACGTTAGCGATATGCACACGTTCACAAACGGACTTTGCTCCGTTTCCTGCTGGGAATTGACGGCCGAAGAGCTTGCCGAGATTCAGAGAACAGGCCGCATCTTTCTATCGGTTTTCTCCGGTCGAACTCAGCCTCCAGTATTCGTCGGTGACGAAGAGACGATGCGGTGCCTGCTTGCGGACTACGGCGTGTGGAGGAAGCAGTGATCTCCCTTCCAGACGATTTCGCGGATTGCATCGGCGACAGCGAGGCGGCCCGCTGGCTGCTCCGCTGCTCGCCTTCGCGCCTGTTGCGCGACGAGAGCCACATCCGCCGTTGGCTGCGCCTGAGCGGATTTCGTGCCGGCATCGACTATCTCGACGCCGAACTTCTCTTCCTTCGAAGCGCGCGGGCCGATGACGGCGGCCCTAGCGAACTCATCACCATTACGGTCGCGAGGGGCCGGATGGATCGCATCGCATGCGGCCTGCCGCCGCGGAACTTGGGGGCATGAATGTATCTGGGGCAGCTTTTCGGAGACGCCAGCACGGCTGATCTCCTTTCCTATCACCGTGGGCACCTTCCACCCATGATCGTCGACAGCTTTGCGGGTGGTGGCGGCGCGTCCACAGGCATCGAAATGGCATTGGGTCGCTCGCCTGACATAGCCATCAACCACAATCCAGATGCCTTAGCCCTGCACGCGGCCAATCATCCTGGTACGCTGCATATCAGCGAGAACGTCTACAAGGTCGATCCGCTGGACTATCTCAAGGGCCGCCATATCGGCCTTGCCTGGTTCTCCCCCGATTGCAAGCACTTCAGCAAGGCCAAGGGCGGAAAGCCTGTTGAACGCAATATCCGCGACCTCGCGTGGATCATCCCTGGCTGGGTCGAACGTATCCAGCAGAGCGGCGGCAAGGTCGACGTCATCATTATGGAGAACGTCGAAGAATTCAAAGACTACGGACCTTTAGTCGCTACCGAACGCGGTCTGATGCCCGACCAAAACCGCAAGGGCGAAACATTCCAGAAATGGTGCAAGGCGTTGCGAAAGCTCGGGGGAAAGATCAAGCACAAGGAGTTGCGTGCCTGCGATTATGGTGCGCCAACGATTCGCAAGCGCCTGTTCGTCATTATTCGCTTCGACGGCCTGCCGATCGTCTGGCCAGAACCCACTCATGGAAAACCCGATGATCCTGACGTGATTGCCGGTCGCAAGCTGCCTTGGCGCACCGCGGCTGAAATCATCGATTGGTCTCTTCCGTGCCCGTCGATTTTCGATACTACGGCAGAGGTGATGGAAAAGCACGGCCTTCGGGCTGTTCGTCCGCTCGCCGACAATACGATGGCGCGCGTGGCGCGTGGAATGAAGCGCTATGTGCTGGACGCTGAGCGGCCATTTATCGTCAATCTGACGCATGGGGCTCGCTGCGAAGATGCAGCGGAACCTTTCAATACTATAACCGGTGCGAACCGTGGTGAGAAAGCTGTTGTTTCTCCGTCCGTCATCAGATTCAATACTGGTGCGACCGGTCAGGATTTGCGCGAACCGTTGTCTACTGTCACGGCCAACAGCTTCATCAAGCGGCCGGGCGGTGCTGCGCCACTCGGCATCGTTGCGCCGCATCTGATGACGATGAGAAATTCAGGCAAGCCGTTCAACGACGCCGACAAGCCGACGCATACCATCACAGCCGGCGGAGCAGGACTATCTCTTGTGTCTGCCGAGATCGCAGCTGGCATCCCTCATCATCCTCTCTGCTCAGTACATCGCGGCGGCGATTGCGACTATGATTGCGCCCGAGACTACTCTCCTCCCGAAGAGAGTATCGCGTGCCCGGTCCTGACGTATGCTCAGCAAGGCGGCGGAAATCGACCGGTCGACGAGCCACACCATACGATCTGCGCGAGCAGCAAGGACCAGAATTCCGTCATCGTCCCGACGCTGATCGGCTGCGGTGGGCGCGCCGGACAGAGCAGACCGCGCGGCGGCGACGAGCCTTTGGCAACGACCACTGCGAAAGCCGATGTCTGCACCGCCTTCGCCTTTGTTGCGCAGCACAATAACGACAGCAGGCGTATCGGCGGCGTCAATCCGGGCCGCGAGGCAGATGAGCCGCTATCGACCGTAACTGCGACAGGGGCACAGCAAGGCGTGGTATCGGCGTTTGTATCGCGTCAGTTCGGAACTTCGACTGGCCACGCCGTGGATGAGCCGTCCGCGACGATTACCGCTGATGGCGGCGGAAAGTCTATGCTGGTCGCACCATATCTCCAGGCATATTACGGCACCGGAGACGGTAGAGAAGAAGACCAGCCTTGCCGCACGATCACGACAAAGGACCGGCATGGTCACGTCGAGAATCTGCTTTCCGCGCCGCCATTTACACCAGATCAGGAAGAGCGCGCCCGCAAGGTCGCTGACTTTCTTCGCGCCCATGGGTTCTGGGATGAGAGGGAATTCGTCACGCTGGTGATCGGCGGCGCGCTCTTCATCGTCGTCGATATCGGCATGCGCATGCTGATGCCTCGCGAGCTCTACAGCGCGCAGGGCTTTCCGGCCAACTACCAGATTGACGGCGTTTGGGCGGAGCCGTCCATTGGACACAACGGCGGCCCGCGGTGGGTTCCATTCTCGAAGTCAGTGCAGGTGTCGTGCGTCGGCAATTCTGTGTCACCTCCGGTTGCGGCGGCACTAGCTGGCGCTAACTGCGGTCATCTGGCCATTCAGAGGATAGCCGCATGATCTGGCGGGACGACACATACCGCACGCTGCTGGTCGTGGGCAGCGTCGACGTCGGCGCGGTCTATCCACCCGTTCGCAGCAGCCGGCGTTGGCGCTGGCGGATCTGGGTCAACAGCACGGGCCACCCGATCGTCGGGAACGCGCAGTCGCACGAGCATGCGCGCCGCGAGGTCGAAAGCCGCTTCCGTGCCTTCCTCAGCGCCGCGCAGCTCGCCAAGATCGGCGGTGACGCATGATGGAGCCTGACCACAACGCAAAATCCCGCGCATGGTCGTGGCGCCATGCTGTTGGAAAATCAGGCCTGCCGCCTACGACGCGGCTTGTTCTCCACACGCTCGGCTTGAAAATGGATGCGACGGGTGGCTCCTGCTTTCCGCCCATCTCGGAGCTTGTCGAGCTGACGGGCCTCGATAAGAAAACCGTGCTGAGACACCTGGAGCTTGCCGAGGAAAAGGGCTGGATCGAGGTCTCGCAGCATGGTTTTCGCGGGCAACGGTGGAAGCGAAACGAATACATCGCCAGATGGCCGGGCCGAGATCTTGCGGGATCTGCCGCATCCCTCGACAACGACGAAGGCGGTGGCATGATTCCACCACCTTTCGACGACGACGATAGCAACGAAGGCGGTGGCGTGGTGCCACCACCTTCGGCGACAAAGGTGGTGGAATTGGTTCCCGAAGGTGGTGGAACTGGATCCCAAAAGGTGGTGGCACCACGCCACCAAGATAAGATTCTTCCAGCTAACTCTCCAAAGAACTCTCCAGCCGCTGGCGCGGGAGAAGGGAGTTTGAACAAAGCTGATCGGAAAAAGATCGAGCATGCCTTCACGCTCTGGTTTGCCACTTGGGACAAGGGCGATATCGATTTCGCCAAGAACGCCTGGTTTGCCCTTTCGGACGAAGAGCGGGCCGAATGCATCGCGGCAACGCCTGAGATCGTGCGCTGGACGAAGCTGTCCGAGCGCAAGGCAGCGGCCGTATTCCTCAAGGAACGCCAGTGGCGCGATATCCTGGCGAAGATGCCGCCAGAGAGCGAACGGACGGTGCTTCACAACGCCTACAGCAAGGCTTGGAGCGCCAGGCGCCTGTTCGAGCTGCTGGCGCCGGCTGCAGAGCCACCAGTCCCGCCAACCGGCTTCCAGCAGATGCAGCTGCGCAAGGGTGGAGCCGAGGCAGACGCGATCAAGCGCGAGCGCCGCCTAGCCTACGGATGGCCTGTTGTCACCAACATCCACCGACGCGCGGAGATGGCCGAAGGGATCACGGTCGCGCCCTGGCTCGTGAGGCTGTCGGAGGGCTTCGTCTCTGTCCCGCGCAGCAGCGCATTGGCGGCAGCATGGCGAGCGCTGCACGAGCGCCACGGCTGGCCGCAGATGCCGGAGCGTGTGGAGTGGCTCTACTTCCCGGCGGGCGAGCCGGAGGAGGCAATGCAGGAATTCAGCGAGGCGTTAGCGAGGGAACGGGGCAATGACGATGCAGCGTAAAATCACGATGGATGAGCGATTGGACATGTCCAGAATCATCACGGCCGATCAGCGCCGTGAGCGAATCGCAGCCGTCAGGACGGAAAATCTTCGGGCGGCGTCGTCTGATTTCTTCAAAAAGGGTCACGGAATGGCACACTGGTATGTTCTTCAAACGAGAACGGGAAAAGAATTTAATGTGGAAAAGGTGCTCTCCGAGGCCAACGTTCAGGCGTTCGCGCCGCGTGAAACGCACGTAAAGGTGCGCGGCGGCAAGAAGTTCGTACTCGATATGCCGACCTTCCCCGGATACGTTCTGGTCAGATGTATGGCATCGCCACAGGCCTTTATCGGCCTAAAGCAGGTCAATGATGTGATCGATATCGTCGGTGGTGATTCCGGATACCATGTTGTGCGAGATCAGCACGTTGACAGATTCCGCCTGCAGACCCCTACCCCGCGCAAAAAGACGGATAAGACATGGCAGCAAGGCGACAAGGCAATGGTTTCGGAAGGTCCGTTCGCTGGCTTTGAGTGCCTGATCGTCGCCGTCAAGCACTGCCGAGAGCGACGCGCTCGCGTCGTCATTCGGATCGATCGCCGCGATTTTGAGATCGAGAGCATGCCTATTGCGTTTCTCGAAAAGCTGTGAGACCACTTCGTCAACGGACGAGTTCGTGTTGCATACCCTCCGATCCCTCAGGCCAGTCCTGAGGCAGAGCAGGCCAAGCGCCTCAGGGAACGATGCAGCGAGCCCCAACCTTGAAAGCCTCGGATGAGAGGCGTCGACTCAAGGCCAGTGCGACAGCTATGACTTTCCACAAGGCGGCCTTCGGGTCGCCTTTCGTGTCTAGAGATATGGGCATTCGCATGCAGTCGATCCCTACACTTCTCCAAACGATCAAGAGCCGGCTCTCAGCCTGGCGATCAAAGGAAAACCAAGCCATGAACGTTATCGGTCAGTCGGCAATCGCGCCGACAGCGAATGCTGCTGCCGTCACTGATGAAGCTGCGAAGACGGAAGTCGCTGCTCCCCAAGCGGAAGAGCAGCCAGCGCAGGACAACGTCGATCTGCTCACGCATATCGAGCAGATCCTTTTGATCGCAGATCGCAAGCCTATTGCCTTCGGACCCATCAGCAGTCTTGCTCGCAAGCTGGTCCCGACTGGTGGCGTCGAAGCGATGTTCCCGAAGCTGCAGCAGCTGCTGCAATACTCGGGTACTCAGGTCACAGACATCTGGGACGAGGTGGTCGCCGTCGCGAAGGCGATACCTCATGCCGATGGCTAGGCTCACTGCCCTTCAGCCTCGGCTTCGTGCTGTTGGGGCACGCATCGCCGCACCGCTGGCAAGGCCTGAGGCTGAGGCGCAGCGGCACAGGGACCGCGATCGGGCACAGCCATGGCGCGCATGGTACAAGACGGCTCGCTGGCAAGCCCTTAAGATCGAGGTGCATGTTCGCGATAACTTCACCTGTCAAAAGACAGGCATCATTTTAACGGGAAAGCATCCCGCTCCTAACAGTCCAGTCGCTGACCACAAGATCCCGCATCACGGCGATGAAGCACTCTTCTGGGATAAGAACAATATCCAGACAGTCAGCAAGGCATACCACGACAGTGTCAAGCAGGCAGAAGAGCGGGCTCAAGCTCGATGGTGACGGAATGACGGCATCTGCATACGACATCCTGTTCTATGAGAATACCGGACACTCACCGGCTTGGCCTCTCGTTCCTCATGCGATGATCGAACTGGAAGTCAATGACTTTGACTTCCAACCTCATGTCGCCCCAGCATGGAGCGATCCATGCATGGCGGCCTTGGATCGGGATGGAAAGGCAATCGCCTTCCTCATCTATCGATACGACGAGGTGAAGTGTTGCTGGTTCATTATCCTTGCTTGGGTCACAAAAGAGCGTCGTCGACAGGGGATTCATACCGCGATGTTCAAGGCTCTTGTCGCAAGGGCAACGAAGCGGGACGACATCCTTTCGATCGATTGCGGTACTCATGTCAATAACCTGACTGCTCAATCAGCGTTTGAGTCGCAAGGCCGATTGAAGGTCGCAATCATGTATTCCCTTCCATTGAGGGCCTGGCTAGCAGGCAAAGAGCCGACCGACGTTCCTTGACCCGCAGGTCGAGCCAGAGGCGTGAAACAGCCGAAAAGTTGGCGTTTCACGGCCTAGGGGGGTGGGTCGAAAGTCTGGAAGGTCCCTTCTCCCTAGACCCGCGCCCCACTCATTCGGAGATTTTTTTCTCGTGCCCCACGAAATCGACCTCTTCGGCAACCCTGTTGTCGACATCCGGAGAGCTGTCGGCCGACCGGCTCATGAGGTGACACAGAAAACGCGCAATAGAGTCAAGATGTTAGTGGCTCTTGGTTGGGCTAACCCTCGGATCGCGAACGCCTTGGCGATCTCTTTGCCGACTTTGCGCAAGAATTATTTTCACGAACTGAAAGCGCGCGACGTTTCCCGCGACCAGCTCGAAGCGAGACGGTTGGAACTGGCGTGGGACCTTGCGGAGGCGGGAAACGTCGGGGCCTTCAAGGAATTCGGCAAGCTCATGGAGCGCAATGACCGGATGGAGATCGAGCGCGAGCTTTCGGTTGTTCCGAAGGTAGAGAAGCAGCCGCCCGCCGAGCGCGTCGGCAAGAAAGTTGCCGCAGAGCGGCGCGCAGTCGATGCCGACGCCGACCTGATGGCAGAACTTGAGATGGAAGCCACGCAGAATGCTCGCCATTGATCATGACCTGCCACGCTTCGCTTGCCCCGATTGGTGGGATAGGCTGCAGGCGGGGCAAACTCCGATGGCCGATGTTCCGGTCAACCGGGAAAAGGCAGCGAAGGCGCTGGCGTTCTTCAACCGCCTTCGGCTCCCGGATGTTCCGGGCAACCCTAAACTGGCCGACGCTTGCGGTGAATGGTTCCGAGATATCCTCTGTGCCTTCCTCGCGAGCGAAGATCCAGAGACGAAGCTCCGGCTGGTTTGGGAGCTGATGTGCCTGGTGCCAAAGAAGAACTCAAAGACGACCTACGTCGCGGCCCTCGGGCTCACGGCTCTCTTCATGGAGGAGGCGCCGAACCGGCAGATGCTGATCGTTGCACCGAGCCAGAACATCTCGGAGCGCTGTTTCAGCCAGGCGCAGCTGATGATCGAGATCGATCCGAAGCTGAGCGACATATTCAAGGTCGAGGAATACAAGAAATCGATCATCCGTCACAAGACGGGCACGCAGCTCGACGTCAAGACCTTCGACACGAAGATCGTCACCGGGGAAATTCCGGTCATCACGATCATCGACGAGGTGCATGAACTCGGCAAGGTGAGTAAGGCCGCGAAGGTCATGCAGCAGATCCGTGGCGGCGGCATCACGAAGCAGCGCGGTCAAGTCCTGATGATCACGACGCAGTCTGACGAGCCGCCCGCCGGCATCTGGAAAACGGAACTGGACAAGGCGCGCGCTATCCGTGATGGCAAGGGCGGATCGTCGCCGATCATGCTTCCGGTGCTTTATGAGTTCCCTCGGGATAAGCAGGTCGATCAGGACTATTGGCGCAACAAGGATAATTGGGGCTATGTTCTCCCCAATCTTGGCCTGTCCATCGATCCGCAGGCGCTTGTCGATGACTACGAGAACAACGGCAAGGTCAACAAGGAAGCCGAACAGATCTGGACCAGCCAGCATCTCAATATAGAGATCGGTGTTGGTCTTGGCGGCGATGGTTGGTCCGGCGCCCTTCATTGGGAGAGTTGTGTCGACGACACGCTCACCGGGCTTGATACTTTGTTGAACCGATCTGAGGTCTGCACCATTGGTGTCGACTGGGGTGGCGCAGACGACCTTGCTGCACTTTATGTGATTGGCCGCGAGGCCGGGACGAAACGCTGGCTCGGTTGGGGTAAGGCTTGGGCTCGAAGGACAGTGTTCGAGCAGCGCAAGAGCATCGCGCCACGCCTGAAGCAGTTCGAGTCCGAAAAAGACCTGATCGTCTCAAAGTCTGGAGAGGATCAGGCCGCGTCCGCCGCAGAAATCTGTTTGAAGGTATATGAGTCAGGCCTTCTTCCAGAACATGATGGGATCGGACTTGATTCCGCTGGCATCGCTCTTTTGCTTGACGCGTTGGAGGATCGAAAGCTCGTCCAGCCGTTGGTGACCGCCGTCACGCAGGGATGGAAACTGCAAACTGCAATATCTTCCGTTCCGCTCAAACTTGAGGATCGACGGTTTGTTCACGGCGATCAGCAGATCATGGCTTGGTCTGTCGGGAATGCAAAACAAACGCTGAGGGGCAGCAACTACGTTGTCACCAAGGAAGTTTCCGGCGCGGCGAAAATCGACATGCTCATGGCGCTGTTCAACGCCGCGATGCTCATGTTCCTAAACCCGGAAGCTTCTGGCGCCGGCGAGGCTGACTACTTCAAAGAAATGGCGGGGGCAGCGTGAACATTTTCCGCAAGATGGTAAATGTGATCAGCAGATCGTTGTCGATGCAAAAGCCTGACGGGTGGCGCGGCAGCCGCGAGAGCGACACTGGTGAAGTCGTCAATCAGGGGACCGCGCTAACCATTTCGGCGGTGTGGGCCTGCGTCAACCTGATTGCAGGCACGATTTCGTCTCTGCCTGTCATGGTCTACAAAACGGACAGCAAGGGCAATCGCGTTGTCGCGAAGGATCACCCTCTATATCGCCTCCTTCACGATAGCCCCAATTTCGATCAGACGGCGGTCGATTTCTGGGAGTTCATCTCGATCTCGATAGAATTATGGGGCAATGCCTACGCCAAGATAGAGCGCGGCGCCGGGAAAATCCTGTCGCTTACGCCGATCAACCCTGCCCTGGTTAATGTAAGGCGGCTAGATAGCGGCGTCATTGAATATCGTTGGACTGCAGATGGCATTTCGTACGTCGAGACAGAGGCGAACGTCTTGCATATTCGTGGATTCGGTGGCGACCCGCTCGGCGGGTTCTCCACTCTCCATTTTGCGCGACATGCACTTGGCTTGGCTCGCACTATCAACGAGGCCGCCGGGAAGACTTTCAAGAACGGGATGCGTCCCGGCGTCACGCTCACCTTCGAAAAGTGGCTGTCGAAGGAGCAACGCAATTCGATCGAGGGAAAGCTCGAAGACAAGTTCACCGGCGCGGTGAACGCTGGCCGTCCATTCATCTTAGAGGGCGGACAAAAGCTTCAGGTCATCGACATGAAGCCGGAGGACGCGCAAATGCTGCAGTCTCGCGGTTTTTCAATCGAAGAGGCATGCAGGTTCTTCGGGACGCCGCCCTTCATGATCGGCCACAACGAGAAAGCCAGTGGCTACCCGACCAGCCTAGACGGTCAGGTGCTGATGTTTCAGAAATTCACGCTTCGCCGTCGCCTCAAGCGGAACGAGCAGGCACTGGAAAAACAGCTCCTAACTCCGCAGGACCGCGCAGCTGGCATCACGATCGAATTCAATCTCGAAGGGCTCCTGCGCGGCGACAGTGCTGCACGCTCAGCTTTCTATCAGCAGATGACGATCATCGGCGCCATGACGATCAATGAAGTACGAGCCCGCGAAAATCTACCTGCGGTCGAAGGCGGCGACGTCCCTCGGATGCAGATGCAAAACGTCCCGATTACACAAAGCGGGAAGATCCAAGATGGCACGGTCAATTGAATTTGCGGAGTGCGAGATGACACAGACATACGATTTCATCCTCGACACGAAGAGCGTGCAGGATACCGGTGAGTTCGAAGGCTACGCTTCGACGTTTGGAAACGTCGACCAGGGCGGAGATGTCGTCGAGCCAGGTGCCTTTATAGAGAGTATAGTCAAATCGAAGGCGGACAAGCGCACGATACCGATGCTCTGGCAGCACAAGCAGCAGGAGCCCATCGGCTACTGGAAGGATCTTGCCGAAGACAGCAAGGGTCTCTACGTCAAGGGGCAGCTCCTGATCGACGATGATCCTCTCGCCCGGCGCGCTCACGCTCACCTCAAAGCGAAAAGCATCGGCGGCATGTCGATAGGCTACCGTATTCCGCCCGGAGGCATCGTCGAGGACGAAAAGCGTCGCGGCGTTAGCCGCCTCAAAACGGTCGACTTGCGCGAAATTTCGCTCGTTACCATGCCGATGAACCTAGAAGCACGAGTGACATCGGTAAAATCCATTCTCGCGGCCGGAAATATGCCGACCGTTCGTGAATTTGAGGAATTCCTGAGGGAATCAGGCGGTTTCTCGAAAGCCCTTGCGACGGCAATCGCCAGCAAGGCCGCTCCACACCTTCGGGGGGAACCTGAAGGTCAACCAAGCGACGTTTCCGCCTTCCTGCAGGCTCTCCTGCGCTAACCCATCCTCCCTTGGAGAAATCATGATGAAGAAGTCGCATCTTTATGCATCGGCTGCGTTTGCCCTGTTGGGCGCGATGACGCCGAACGAACGTGCTGCCGGTCGCTACCTGCGCGACGGCGGAGGTCATCCGGACCCGAAAACTGCCGAGCAGCTCGCTGCAGAAGTCAAGACTCTCTTCAAGGAGAGCTTGGACAAGGTCAAGGAAGTTGCCGAGGAAGCGCTCGGTAAAGCAAAGGCCGGCGAAGTGCTCTCTTCGTCTCTGACGCAGAAAGCAGACGAAGCGTTGGTAAAAATGAACGGCCTGCAAGAGCAGGTTGCCGAGATGGAACAGAAGCTTGCTCGCGCTAAAAACGCTGGCGAGACGGCCGAAAAGACACTCGGTCAGCAGTTCGTCGAGGATGCGAAGGTCAAGGAATTTCTCGGCGGGGCACAGCCGCGTGGTCGCGTCGACATGCAAGTCAAGGCGATCATCACGTCGGCGACTACGAACGCCGCCGGCTCGGCGGGTGCCGCAGTCCAAAACACGCGTCTTGACGGTATTGTGGAGCTTCCGCAGCGTCGTATGACGGTTCGCGACCTCATTACGCCCGGTCGGATGGATGGCAGCACGCTCGAATACGTGCAGGAAGTCCTCTTCACCAACAATGCCGGCATGGTGGCGGAATCGGCAGCAAAGCCGCAGTCTGATCTCCAGTTCAGCCTGAAGTCGACGACCGCAAAGGTGATTGCGCATTACTTCAAGGCATCTCGACAGATCCTCGAAGATTTTGCACAGCTGCAATCGACGATCGATCAGCGCGGCCGTTACGGCCTGGCCTTCAAGGAAGAGGGTCAGCTCCTGAACGGTGATGGAACCGGTCAGAACCTGCTCGGCATCATCCCGCAGGCGACTGCCTACGCTGCGCCGATCACACTGACCAATCCGACCAGCATCGACATGATGCGCTTGGCGATGCTGCAGGCGGCTCTAGCGGAGTTTCCGGCAACTGGCCATGTCATGAATCCGATCGATTGGGCATGGGTCGAAACCCTGAAGGATGCAGGCGGTAACTACATCATCGGCAATCCGCAGGGATCGATTGCGCCGACGCTCTGGGGTCTGCCTGTCGTTACCACGCAGGCGATGTCTGTCGACAAGTTCCTGACGGGCGCCTTCAAGCTTGGCGCGCAGCTGTTCGATCGCTGGCTTGCCCGTGTCGAGATCGCTACCGAAAACGAAGACGACTTCATCAAGAACCTGATCACGATGCTGTGCGAAGAGCGCCTGGCGCTCGCCGTATACCGTCCTCAGGCCTTCATTTACGGCGACTTTGGTCGCGTCGCCTGATCTTCGGCTCGTCACAGCGGCCGGCTTTGCCCGGCCGCTTCACGAACCGAAGGAGAGCAGCATGAGTAAGATTGTAAAGTATGACGTGCTCCGAGAGCACGAAGGCGACCGGCATTACAGGCGCGGCGAAAAGCGTGATCTGGACGAGAACGAAGCTCGTCATCTCGTAGAGCTCTGCGTCCTCGTCGAAGCCCACGACGATGTCGACGACGCGCCCGAGCCGGAGGGCGGCGACACGCGCTGGCATAAAAGATTGGACGGCCCTTCAATTGCATCGAGCCAAATATTTTTCATTGTGAGAATTTCGGAAAAATTCCACGCGGAAAGTCGGGCTTTGGCCGACCAAAGAGAACGCGAGACGAAATCGCTGAGCGGCGTTCTAATTTCCCTTTATCTGACGGCCCGACGATGGTGAATCTGCGAGGAGCTGGACGATTCTGCATAAAATCGTACGCAAATTTCACGCTCTCTATCAACCAGACTTCGCGACGACGGCATCTTCAGCCTGTCGAGAAAATTGAAGTCTTGAGTAATCGGGTTAGGTAGCGCTGAACATTCATACGACTAATGGAGAATGGTCGCCGTGAGCAAATTCGAGGTGAAGAACGCGATCCGGCTGTTGTTCTATAAGTGGCATGCGAATTACGCAGCCAAGGGAGCGTTCCCGGATCTACGGGCATTCATCGAATGGCTCGATACAAGCGGCTACGGGCATTATCTGCAGTTTCAATGCGAGACGTCCGCAGCCCAAGAAGTGCGGGCCTGGTTCACAGAGGAATTCGCCAGGGCGTAAGGCGCCGCTACCGCGCGGCGCCCTCATCACGATATCAGACACCGCCCAAGTTGCGGTCAGACCGTCGCGTCAAGAAGGGCTGAGCGTCTCCCACGCTAGCAAGCTGACCTTGCTGCTTTAGGAAGCGGCGGAAGTTTTCGCGGACGACTTCCGCGGAAAATTCGCCCTTTGCAGCTCTCCTGCATACATCGACCATCGTCTCGTATGCCAGGTTTCGCTTTTCCTCAGGCCATTCGTCAAGGAAATCGAAGACGTCATCGAGGCCAGCGATTTCCTGCACAAAATACTTCCGCTGCGCATAGAGCGGGTGGTCGAAAACGTCGAGCGCCATTTCTACCTCCTTTTCTGGCGTTGGTGGCGCTGATCTAGGTGGGCGAGTTTTCTCGTTCAAGACGCCGCAGAGCGCATATTGCGCAGGAGGGCTTCGGCTATTCTTTCACCGCTGCCGTCATAGCCATTTGAGGGACAGAACTCTTCAGCGTAGCCGTTGAAATCCGCTTCGTCGCCATTCGGCTCGATGTCTGACGTGTCGTGCTCAAGGTCGCCGTTGTCTTCAATGTTCTCGTCGCCGTCCAACTCGTCGAGCAGCATAATGAGGCGCTCGATCCAGGTTTCGACCACGGCTCGCCGGAACTGGTGAATTGAAGGGCTAATGCTCATCCGATGACCCCTCCTCGCTCTTCGACGACTTGCACCCGAAGCTCCGAAAAGATCGAACGAACGCCTCGGCATCTTCAAATCCCAGGGCTCCCGTTGCCTGCAGCGCTGCGAGATATCGCCCCTTGAGGACGACGTTGGCGATCGACACGCATGGAAGGCTGATAAGCGCGGAGAGGGCGTCGGTCTCCTGTCTGGCAATGGCGTCGCCGCCAGCATGTTTGTATTCCTTCGAGCGACTGTCATGTCTGCCCAGAAGCCCGTCCAGCGCGATATACGCCCCCCGGTGCTGGTCAATCAGTTCGACAAGCTCCCTGCGCTCCTTGGCCTCCTGCCCCGCAATGCACATCACACGACTTACCGAGGCGGGGTCATCATCAGGGGCGAACTGACCGAAGCAGCTCGCAGCGGTCATGGAATAGAAGAATTCCTGCATAGTAAGGCTCGGAATTGCGCGCATCTTTCGCTCGGCTTCGAGCAGTTCGGCTGTAAATTCGTCAGCCTCCGCGTCGTCGAGCTCATATTGCGTGGTGTAGATTACTCGCCACTTTTCGAAAAGGGAGGCGATGGGGCTTTCATCGGGACGGAACTGGATGATAGGCAGCGTGCTAGCCATTTTTGATTCCTCGTATTTTCAAGATGGTCAGGATCGGGGCAAGTCTGGGAGCTTCTCCCGATCCGCCCTAGCCAGTTGCCTCCGTTGCCAGAGCGGAGGCGTTCAATTCACGAAGGGTCTCCTTCCGGAACTCACGGCACCAAGCTTGGTACTGGACGACTGCGGAAAGACGGATGACTTCTTCTTCGGGCGTCGCACCGGTCGTTTCGCCCAGGAAATCGAGCAGGTTTGAGCGCTGTCCCGAGAGATACTCGTGAAGCTCCAACAAGAAGCCGGATGCATGCCGCTCTTTGATGGCGCTGTTTTCCATGGAGTAGCCGAGCGCGTGGGTGACTTCCTCGATCGTGTCGAGCGCGCGTATGAGCCTGGAGATGTCCTCAATTGACATGATTCCTGTACCCCAATCCCCGGTTTCGGCATCGAAGGTGGACAGGAGAAAGAAGCGGCCGGCAGCCGATGCCGTGGCAATGGCCTGCGCCTTGATGACGACGCCTACCATGGTGCGATCCGGTTCCCGGAGGATGGCCTTGAGAGCTTCGGAAAAGGCCTTCTCGGCGTCGTCGAGACGCTTATGGAGGTTTTCGATATCCGACCGCGCCTTGATGCTGTCGCGCTCGGCCTCATAGTCACGAGCTACGGCATACTTTTCGTAGTAGCCATCAATGAGCTGCCGGTATCCTTCGCGCTTTCGATCGGCGGCACGGTGAAGGTGATGGCACGCGGCACCGGCGCCGGCCGCGGATGCAGATAGGCGGCGGCCTTCTCGGCGGCCCAATCCCGGCGCTTCTGGTCGGCGGTATCGTCCATCATCACCTCCAGCAGGTATTCCAGCGGCGACTTGCCGGACCCGAGGACGTCAGCAGCCATCTCAACCGTGCGCTGGTTGAGCGACCCTGGCTTTCGTCCCGATCCCGGCCTTGCGCCTCCAACTTTCGACATATGGTATTTCCTGATTGTTTTCAGCGCATTGCATTGACAGAGAGCAGCTCGATAGGGGCGTCGGTTCGTTGAACCCCGCCGCGCTCGTCGAGGTAAAAGGTCTTGAGGCAAACGACGAGATCAGACCGGGTGACCTTGTAGCCCCTTCTTTCGAGAAATTCCGCCCCGTCGCTTTCGCTATGGTCCGGTCCGGTCCGAAGTGCGAAGATGCGGCCGTTCCCCGTTACATGCCCCTCTAGGCGCTCCAGGCGCTTAGCAAGCGTGTTCATGACCAATACCCCCACAGTGGACGTTGAGGCCGTGCAGCGTAGTTCGCAGGAGCTTTGACGCTCATCACGATGATGGGTTGGTCAGCGGATCGCATGACCTGCTGCTCGGCAAGGAAAGCATCGATTTCCCCCTTGCTATGACCGTCTGCTACGACCGTGTAGGCATGCCGCCATTGCCGCGGACTGCTAACGACTTCAAGCTTGCGAAGGCGATTCTCGATCGCTGCTGTGGCCATCAGTTCATCCTCTTCCTGCGTTCTTCATCAGTCGGCATGTGGCGGTCCGTCAGCACCTCAAGAAAATTCATTGCCCGGTCGTAATATCGATCGCCCTCGATCAGAAACAGGGGAGTCGCCGGGTGGTTCTGCTGCGCGAATTCCATGCCATGGATGTATAGAAGCCGCGCGATCGACATGAACGACATAACGTCAACTGCGGACTTGCATCCCATATTTTCCGCCAGGGCCAGGCATTCCGAAATCTCGTTCTGCACATCCCGACCGTTCCGCGCCATGTCGATCAGGGAATGCAGAGCCGCGACTACGTCGACAGAGGATTTGAGTTCATTGAGGGGGGATTTGAAATTTCCGAGAGAGGATGTCATCTATATTGCTCCCGTGGAGATTGATGCCTCGATGACAAACGACCGAAAGAACCTGCTGATCTGCATTTGCTTCGTGGTCTTTGCCGTCATCATGGCTGGGTTGACCTTGTTTCTGAGGCGCATGGGCCTCGACTTCGTAATGGGAGCGCTGTTTGGCGCGCTTTTAGTGTTAGGGTGTGTTGGCATCATCTCGCGCGACTTCCGCAATCTATCGTGACGTCTGGCGGGCACTCGCCGCCGTCATGGCGCTCACGAGAGCCTGAATCGTGGGGTCGGTGGTGGCAACTTGCCCTCGGCGCAAAAGAGCCCGGACGATGGCGTCACGCTGCGCTCCTTGGGCCACCGATATGCGTCCCAGGTCGCTCGCGAATCTCGCGCCTGCCTGTTCCGCTCGCTCCTCCAAGGCAGTGCGAACGATCCCGTGAGCGGTGCGTAGTCCCAGACCAGTCAGTGTGGTGTCAGCGGGAATTTCGGCGGTTCTGGCAACATCGCCCAGCATGTCGCCGAAGCGGGAAGCCATGGCGGTATCCGATCCTCGCGTCACACGATTTGCGGTGTCCGCAAACGTCTTCTCGCTTTCGAGGACCTGGAATAGCCGGTCAGCCTTCTCCTGACCGAAAAGCGTCGCAAGTCGGGCTCGGTTCCAATCGCCTTCTCCCTTAATGAGCTGGTTCATTTTAGCGACGTCGTTCGAGCTGGTACCGACGATCCGATCGATCTCCGCTCTTGCGCCCTGTGAGAGGCGCAGCGGCACCGCTGACGGTCCGATCTGCATACCTTGAGGCAAGGCGCCTTGCTGGACCTCCTGGGCAAGCTCTGCAGGGCGCGGAGCAGTCCTGCCGCTGTCGAGGACCTGCTGTCCACGTTGAACCGCGTCGTTTTGGCGCGCCAGCTCGGCATACATCGCGTCGGGTTCCTTGATCTGAGGCACCGCGCGAGTGAGCGCGTCGTCGAGCATCTGGCGGGCGTCGCCGAGAGCGCTGATCGCCTTCGTGTTCTGCTCGTTCGACAGCAGGCCGTCGATCGCCTGACGGGTCTCGAACATGACACGCGGGTCGCTGGAGAGCTGGCCGGTCCCATTAATGTTCAGCATGCCACGGACCTGCCGCAACGCATTTTGCGCCGGTCCGCGAAGTCGGTTGATGTCGGCATCGAGAGAGTCGGCAATCGGCTGAAGGTCGTAAGGACGCGCAGCCTCAAAGGCCTGCCGATAAGAAGGACCGACCGCGAGCTGACTATCCGCGATGCCACCTTGAACTTGTGACGGAATGACGTTCGGTCCAAGGTTCTGGTCAATCGCCTGAGCAACCCGCGCGTTTGCGTTCGAGCTTCTGGCATCGAGAGCGCCGACAATTGCGTCACGCATTCCGGGCTGCGAGGCAGAGCCACGGGCGACGCCAAGCCACTCTGGCGAGACATCCGCCAGCATGGCATTGTTCCCTAGACGTGCGAGATTGTCGCGAAGAGCCGCAACTTTGCTCGGATCGGATACACCCTCCAGATATCGCTGAGCGGGTCTGGATAGACCGGAAAGGGCATCGTCCACCGCTGGAGTAAGATAGCGAACAGTCGAACCGATGGCCTTGCCAATCAGCGGTCCCGTAAGGCCGGCGAATGCACCGAGTCCGGCTCCCAAGGCAGTTTGCTTTGGATCGAGGTCTGACCTGATGCCGCTGTCCGCCCCTCCAACTGCGGTCCCGCTGAGAAGGCTTGCGCCAATTTTCGCGACACGTGATCCCTGGCCGACACCAAATGCGCTCGGCGCCGCGAGCATTAGAGGAGCCGTACCAGCCACGCCGCCGACTACATTCAGGCCTGTATCCACATAAGGGTGCTGCTCGTGAAACGCCTGATCCTTGCCCTGTTGAATATTAAGCGCCTGTTGGTACCTGTCCGAGAACGTCGCACCTGGAAGCTTTTGATAGCTGTCCGGAAGCAGAGGATCTACGACAGGCGCCAGAAACGCGTTCGTCGCGGCGTCCACGTTGTTAAGGAGTCCGCCGACGATAGGAACTCCTGTCGCGACGGAGCGGGCAGCATTGTCAACATTGAGCGACCCATTTTGCTTGGGCGAGCCATCCGCCGGCACGAGCTGAAACCCGTCCGGGAGCGGAGGCGTGTTATTCTGCTGCAGGATAAAACCGGGCGGGAGTGGAGGAAGACTGTCTGCCATTACTGCGCCCTCATCCATTGACCATTCCGAAGCTCAAGTGTTTCACCAGTGCGAGGATTGAATGCCTTCTGCGTCGGGGCACCTGACAGATCGGGCACATCGGCAACCGGGTTCAGCACGGGAATAACGTCTTCCGGGTTCATGCCGCGGCGCCCGACAATGCCTCGATACTGGTTGAGGTCGTTGTCGAGGGAATTGCGGTAATTGCCCATGCGGCTGCGGGCTTCCGTCAGGATCGCCTTGCGGGTTGCAGGCTCCAGCTTCGAGCCGCCGTTGACGCTGTTGATTGCGCCCATCAGCCAGTCAGGAAGGCTCGACGTGTTGTTGACCATGACCATCTCGCCCTCGCGAACGACCGAGTTCGGGTCCATGATCTTGCCGAGACCATAGACGAGGTTCAAATCAGACGCCTTGCTGTCGGTCTTGGCCGTGTCCACCATGGACACGATACCCCTCGCAGATGAGATCCAACATCTCCTCGGCTTCCCGCTCGGACTCCGGGATCGGCAACGGCGCATCCGGATCATCGTCGCCATGAACTACGGCGAGATATCCGTTTTCCTGCCTGGGGTCGATTTTTCTGGAGGGGTCTGAATTGCTGATTTCGAGATCTGATTCAGCTACAGAGATATCACCATTAAGGTGTTCTTCCCTCTCCATACTAATAGCATCCACGGAGTTATATACGTAATTGCCTGCGATATCCGCAGACCTGTCCCTGCGATTTCCGCAGACCCAAAAGCTGTTTAGGCCTGCGATTTCCGCAGGGGACATAGGGCCTGCTGAATCCGCAGACCCAACCCTGGCAGTTTGGCGCTTTGTCCGCTCCTTTTCCTTCTTTTCAGCCTCGAGCCTTTTCAGCGTTTCCCTGGCCGCCATCTGATGGTCAAGAACGATGTTTTCGCGGGAATTCGTTATCTTGTATTTGACCGCACCCGAGCCGGTCGTGCCATCGGGTTCGAAGTATTTGAGCTCAATGAGCTTTCGGCGCGCTCGAATGATTGCGCCTCATGCAGGCTAGTTGCCACTTTCAGATGAATGATCGATAGGTAGGGCCTTGCCGATGCCTCGCCCATAAAATCGAGGTAAGCGCGAAGCACCTGCAAGCAGGCGCCGTCCGCCATAGGATCGGCGTTCACCGTATTTTCAAGCTGGATTTTCCATGTCGTGAAGCTGGTATTCTTCTTTTCTGTCTTCTTGGAACGAGCGGCCTTCATCGGCGGACCCCCAGTTCATCGTTGAGCGCCTGGATGAGGGCGCGAACGGCCTCGTCGGTCGAGAGAACAATACAGGTGTCGCGTCCCCGAGGATCTTCGGCTCGGATTACGATACTGTCGAACTTGTTGCGATAGACGGCAATCGATCGCTGTTCTTCAACGATGACCGACTCAACGTCGGCGCCCGTCCAATCAAACCGATCTCGGTCGTCTTGTTCAGCGTTTACAAAAAGAGGGAGGCTTGCCGTCATCCGAAGGCCCTCCGATTGATCCGATACTTCTGCGCCAGAGCGCAAGCATCGCATGCTTCCTTCGCAGAGAGCGAGAAGCGTTCGCGGATGGTGGGAACCGCCCTTGCGGGCGATTCCTTCTGCTCTGAAAGCCACATGGCGGCGGCAACGACGTTGGGTGAGGGTGCTTCGATCATGCGGCCCTCGCTTCGTCGCTGGCTTCGATGATCTGGATTTCCGACTTGAGAACATATCTCGCGTGCGTCCCGGCAAACGGGCCGCCGTGCTTCTCGTCGATCGTCTCGATGAGGAAGCCGAACTTGCGGAGCTTAAAGACGTAATGACTCCAGCGCGGGCCGGGAACGTCGATTGGAGTGCATCCGATGCCGCCAGCGTTGACGAGATTCCGAAGCGCCCAGGCGTCGCGGCCTACGACCTTGATCATATTTCCGTCCGGCAGGACACGTGCGGTAATGGTGAGCTTGTTCATCGTGCGCGACCTCCCAGGCCGTGAAGCTGGCAAATCGTCTTGGCATGCCAGAAAGACACGCGGCAGCGACGCATGACGGAGCGGACCGCCAGCAATTCGGATTGATATTCGGGGGTGAATTCGGTAGAGTTCCAGATATCGAGCGGCTTGGCTGTTGCTACGATTTCTAGAACCCGGATGGCGCTCGCCCGCGCCGCCGGGTTTTTCGTTTTCATAGTTTACCCTCCTAGGCTGCACGCTGCTCTTTGGCGGTCTCGATGACGCCAATGATTTCAGACTGTGGCCAGCGGGGATGCGAACCAATGCGGATCGGCTTTGGCAATTTGCCATCCTGGAGATGGCGATAGAAAGTGGGGACGCTCATGCCGAGCGCCTGGGCGCTTTCGCGGACAGTGAGAAGCTTGTCTACGGTATTGGTCATTGTCGCCTCGTTCAGTTGGCCGTTCTTTGAGAAGCGGCGCAATCGGTTGGAACGAGATGAGAATGATGATCCGTTGACCTGCTAATAAGTCATGGACCGGACGAAAAAGGTTGAAGGGTCTATTACCCTAAAGCCATTCAGGCACGAATTCGCCTTCTGAGCCATTGTTGAAACGCGTCAACAACTCGTCGACAGCTTCCCGCATAGAATGGACGAAATCCTCATCAGCAGGCTCTCCAGCGTCTTTCCAGGCTGCAGCGACGAACCAGAGAAACAGGTTATCGTCCGCACCCTTGCCGGGAAGTCGACCAGTCAATCCGATCCAAGCCTCCGCAAGTGCCAGGACGAAAGCCGCCTTGCCAGGCTTCCCCGGGTTCGGTCTATTCTGGACGAGCGTTTTTCCGCGATTGGCCGCATATGGTCCATACTGCTGAAGCAGCTCGTTTACCCGCAGCAATGCCCGAGCGTCGGCCGTGCTCAGGTTTATCATTTGCGGCACGTTGCCTTCCTCGGTTATGAAGTTGTGAAATGAGAACAGCGGTCGCGCGACATAGTGTTCGCCTTTTTCTGCCAGATCCTTCGATCCTAGGCCAGACAAGTGCTTGAGGAACTCCAAGAGTGAACCGCCAGCACGTTCGGCCATCGTCGCCGAATTTTGCCAGTCCTCCGCGTAGTCTCCGTGCTTCAAAACCTGTTCGGCGTCCATTGCCATCCGTATGGCAACCTCCACGCTACGACGGATCAATCCCCTGACAAAATCGTCGGGACGGGCCTGCCATCGGTCATGAAGGCGAATTCGCCGTCGCGGCTCTCTAAGTCGACTTAGAAGTTCATCGACAGCATATGGGACATGGAGATCGACGATAGCGTCTGGGACACCCTGCACTACAGCACCTCGCGATTTTGCATTGTCCGGCACGAAGGTTGATTGTGATGACCAAACCGGGTTCGAATTTTCAATCAAGCCTCGGCAATCAACTGAATGATCTGGGCGCCCTGCCCCGTTACGTGGAGCGCCCACTTCTCCAGAAGTTTGCGGCGCTGGTCGAGAAAATCCGTTCGGCGATAGGCCCGCTCAACCTTCTGGCCAACGGTATGCCCTAATGTCGTCTCAGCAATATCGTGAGGGGTGTCTGTGGTCTCTGCGATCCAATCCCGCAAGCTCGATCGAAAACCGTGGGGGCGAGCAGCGAGCTTGGCGCGCTCCATGTGCTTACCCATGGTCATGTCGGATATGACGCCCTTGCGGACGCTCGGGAAAAGGTAACCGCCGCGGGCCAGCTTCCTCGCCTGCTCGATGATTTCCATGGCTTCCGGAACGAGAGGAACGCGGAACGGAGGCGTCGCATCTTTTCTGCCCTTCATCGCCTCGCCAGGGATCGTCCAGACATCGCCCTCGATCTCGCCCTCGCAGATGTACCGCAGGGGGCCGGAGCGGACGCCGGTCAATATCAGCAGGCGGAGGGCAAGATGGGTGATGGTTCCGTCTGATAGCGTCGCATAAAATTCGGGAACGTCCTGCCAGGCCATGGCGGGAATGTTCGTGGCTTTGTGCCGCTGCTTGCCGAGCAACGCCCTCGCCTTCTCGGTCGCCTGAATATCCACGTCGAGCCCGAGTGCGGCGGCGTGCTTGATGCAGATGCTGAGGCGATTAAGCGCTTTCCGCGCCGTCTCGGCTTTTGAATGCCAGATCGGCGAGAGCGCATCGCGAATGTCAGTCTGATCGATCTCGGCAACGGGCATCTTGCCGAGTCTTGGGAGAACGTGCAGCTCAAGAGGCGTGAACCATCGGCCGGCCTTACCATCGCCCTTCAGCTCAGCTTTTCGGCTCTCGAAAGCGTCTTCGGCAACCTCCTTCAGGAGGTGGAGCTTTTTGGCTGCCTCTCGCTTCTGACGCTCGCGTTCCTTGATCGGATCAACATTCGTTCTGGTGACGGCGCGCCATTTGTCGGCCGCGTCGCGGGCTTCCTTCAATGAAACCTCGGAAGCAGAACCCAATCCCATCTCGCGCCGGCGCCCGTGGATAGTGACACGGAGTACCCATTGACCGCCTCCGTCTTCCCGTTTGACGAGCCACAAGCCCCCGCCGTCAGAGTGCTTGCCCGCAGGCGCATTTCTGACCTCAACTGCCGAGAGTTTGTTCAGCGGACGAGCCAATTTCGATCCACCCTTCTATCCACCTTTGAGAGTGCGATACAATGAGAATGATCGATTTACAATGAACGAGAACGAAACAGGAAACAAGCCCGCGCCCAGGGGGCGTGAGAATATTTAAGAATGATCGATTTTCTATGATAATTCAATTAGATGCCGGCATGGGGCACCACTGCTCTCGCAGCAGCGATCTTTTCACCGCATATTCTTCCGCAATTCCCCCTCGCAAACCAGATCAAAGCTAAAAGACCCGACCGCGCCGAGGCGCTTTTGGCCGGGCCTTCTGCCATCTTCAGAGGGGGTGTGAGAGACGGCGCCTATCCTTGCACCGTCGGGGTAGGAACGGTCGATTGCCGAGCGTTCGGCAAGGCTAGCAAATGGCTAATATCCACCGCGCCGCGATCCGTCTTGGCACAGATCGACGCTCGGATGCGTCTTATCGGAACGATCCGCCTCAGGCGGCCAGGCGCTCGAACTGGGTCCGGACGTTGGCGATGTAATATTCGCCGGGCGAGACGGCCTTGGCCATTTCGCGCACGATATCGCGCGGCACGCCGACGAACAGGCGTCGTTCGCCGTTCTTGAATTCCAGGCTCAGATGCTGGCGCGACTTGTCGTATTGCATGGCGACGATGATGCGCGACTTGATGCGAATGTTTTCCAT